AGACCCCGCGTGGTTCTGTAAAAAAATGCTGGGTGCCGACCTTTGGGCTATGCAAAAAGCTATTGGGGAGTCTGTTTTTACAAATCGGTATACAACCGTAGTTGCCTGCCATGGTCCGGGAAAGACGTTTTTGGCTGGAAACTTAGCTCTAAACTTTCTTTATGCCTATGGGCCGGAGTGTAAGGTTGTCACTACTGCTCCCACTGCTCGTCAGGTGTATTCTCTTCTTTGGTCGGAAATCCGCACAGCGCACGGGCGTGGCGATAAAATAAGGCCGCTTGGTGGTGAACCTCTGAAGACCAGACTAGAGCTTGCCCCTAACTGGTTTGCTGAAGGGTTCTCCACTTCTGAGTTCAATGTGGAACGTGTACAGGGTTATCACGCCCCCCACATTTTAATCATTGTGGATGAGGCGTCGGGTGTGGCTGACCCGATTTTCGATTCGTTGGAAGGGTTGATGTCGTCTGGTGACGCGCACCTTCTCCTTATTGGTAACCCTAATCGTTCCAGTGGAAGATTTTTTGAGTCACACTCGTCTACAGACACCCTTTACAAAAAGTTCAAAATTTCTGTGTATGACACACCAAATTTCACATATTTTGATTTGAAAAAGCAGGATATGCTGGACGGCTCTTGGAAGGAAAAGATTGCCGGAAAAGCTCTTCCAAGACCTTACCTCGTGGCACCACAATGGGTGGCTGAGAGACTTGAAATATGGGGAGAAGACTCACTTCTTACAAAAACTAAAATTGATGCCGAATTTCCTTCTGGAGATGAGAGCGATAAAATTATTCCTATGGAGTTTCTTGCAAAAGGAGAACAAGTTTTTCTTGAGGACGAGCGGGGTTCTTCAATAGTTTTAGGTGTTGACTGCGCAAGATTTGGTTCAGATGAGTCGGTTATCGCTGCGCGAGCAGGACGGCAGTCTCTTTCAGAGAAAGTTATTAGACAGAAGTCTACGATGGCTGTTACTGGTGCTATTCAAGATGTGGTGCACACGCTAGGCGCTCATAGGGTTAGTGAGGTTCGCCTTGATGTGATAGGTCTTGGTGCAGGTCCGGTTGACCGTTTAATTGAGTTACAAGACTCTGGTGGATTCCCTTCTAGTATAAAAATTATTGGTGTGAATGTTGCACAAGTTGCCCGCGACAAAAAAAAGTTTAGTTCACAACGAGATTGGCTGTTTTGGCAATTTCGTGAAGGGTTACAGCAAGAAAAAATTTCTACCACTAAGATGTCTGCTGACGCTCTACAGGAACTTTGTGAGGCAGAGTATTTTTTTACTTCTCGTGGTCAAATTCGTGTTGAGTCTAAAGACGAACTTCGTAAATCTGGAAGACTCGGCCACTCTCCTGATAGGGGAGATGCATGGTTGCTCGCTTTCGCGGAAGATGTTATTCCTGAGAAGGGTGCGCGTCGTACTGGTGTTAGAGTTGTGTCTACAGGGAGACGCTAGTATGACGCAGGGCATTTATGGAATTCATAATACCGTTTCAGACAAATGGTATGTCGGGCAGTCGGTTAATATAGAAGGGCGGTTTCGGCAGCATCTGTATACGATACGTGGTAAAGGAAATGCAACTAATTTACATCTTTCTGCAGCAGGCAAAAAGTATGGCGAGGCTGCTTTTGAATATCTTGTGTTGGAGATAGTTGAAGATGCTACAATCTTAACAGAAAGAGAAGAGTTTTGGATACACACCAAACGTAATTCTTCTAGTGGTGTCTATAATATGAAGGTTTCTGCTGACAGCTGCTGGGGTTTTAAGCATTCTTTAGAGACGCGGTCTCGTATGTCTGCCGCTAAACTTGGGAGACCTTTGTCGTTAGAAACTCGCGTAAAGTTATCAGTCGCCCACAAAGGAAAGAAGCTTTCCCCTGCGCATTGTGCTGCTTTACGGGGGCGTAAAATGTCTTCTGCTAATTGGAATGCTTTACAACGTGCTAATAAAGGACACACTGTGTCTTTGGAGACACGCGCAAAAATATCTGCTGCACAAACTCCTGCTATGCGTAAACGAATTGCTGCGGTTGGAAGGGCGGCAAGAATTTTTTCTCCCTCTGATGTGGAGAAAATTTGGAGGCTTCGTAATTTAGGCTGTTCGTATAAAAAGATAAGCACTATAATGGGGTGTTCTGCAATGACCATTTGGAGAATTCTTAATAAAAAGACTTACAGCTCTATTTCTTTTGAGGGGAGCTATAATGGATAAGTTTCGCCGCCCGTTTTGTTACGTCACAAAAGGGGGTTCTGCTGTTAAAGCAGATGTGTTAGACCAATACAGCGTGTCTAAGAGTAAAGGTCTTCAGCAAGTTGACGCTTTTTCTGGAGTTTACAAAAATCTTGAAATCGTAGAGCCTCTTTATAATCCGTATGCACTTGCAAACTTGTTGGAAATGAATGCATATCATTGTCGAGCATGCAAAACAAAAGCTCGTGACACGGCTGGTCTTGGCTGGAATCTTATGTCTGCTGTAGAGGAGCCTTCTGCAGCGTCTGAAAAGCTTCGGCAGGAGATTATTGACGCCTTTAAAGATATGCCCATGGGTATTCTTGAAACGCTGGATAGGGCTTGCACAGACTGGGAAGCAGTTTCGTATGGCACTATGGAGGTTGTGCGGGCAAACCATGAAGTGGAGGGGCAGTTTGCCCATCTTGTGCACATACCTTCTCCCGATATTCGTGTGCATCGTTCCGGTAATAAATATGTGCAGATAATCGCGGGTAAGAAACGTTGGTTCAAACGCGTCGGTCTTGTTGATATAGACGTAGATATGGACACGGGCGCTGAGTACCCGGCTGGAACGCTTGAGATTGATAAGCGTGCTACAGAACTTATTTTTTGGACGAACTACTCTCCTCGCAGTTCCTTTTACGGACTACCTGACATTATGCCTGCTATTGGGGCTATTCAAGGTGACTTGTCAAGACGCGATTACAATATCTCGTTCTTTGATAATTTTGGTATTCCGGCTTACGCTGTTTTTATCACGGGAAACTTTGACCCCGGTGAGCCAGTTGATGATGCTGGCGAACCCGACCCTACTGGTAAGACCCCATTAGAGCGGGAAATCGAGGGGCACTTTGATGAGATAGCAAAGAACCCGCATTCTGTTCTGATTCTTTCCCTGCCGTCGGTAAGAGACGCAGAGGGAGAAGTGAAGATTGAGTTTGTGCCTTTGGCTAAAGAAGTGCGTGAAGCAAGCTTCCGCCTGTATCGTCTTGATAACAGGGATGAGGTTATTGCTGCACACGGAGTTCCGCTGAACCGACTGGGCATCAATGAGATTGGCGCTTTGTCTGGTTCGACGGCGGCTATTTCAACAGAGATTTATAAGACATCTGTTATTGGTCCTCGTCAAGAGGCTATTGAGACTCTTATAAATAGAGCAATTATCTGGAACATGTTCGGAGCCTATGACTGGCACTTTGAGCTTGACCCGATTGATACAACCGATGAATCTCATGATATTGAAGTCGCCTCAAGTCTGTTTTTGATGGGTGGTTTAACGCCCAACGAAATCATTAAAAGGTTTGGGATTTCTTTTGGGGCGGCTATCTCGGACCATCCTGCAATGAACGCCCACTATATCCAGAATGTGGCTATTGATTACAATCCGGACACCGCGAAGACTTCTTCTGAACTTGCGTCTACGGCTGTTCAAGGGCTGGTTGTTGCGGGCGTTCCGCTTGAAGCCGCGATGCGCCTTGTTGGGTATAGCGAAGAGGATATTGCTCTTGTTCTTGCTGCGTTGGAAGAGCAGGAGGAAGAGCAAGAGCCTGATGTTTTAGAGCTTCCTTCTGCTGAGGCTTCGGTTGAGGAGCCGCCAGCGGTTGCGGTTGTGGACAGTTCTACACAAAACCGTTAATATAGTAGATATGCTATTATGAATGTACTAGTGTATAATTTAGTTGCTGGAGTAAACATAAGTCGAGGGGTCGCTCCCTCGCGTAATTGGAGGTACGATTATGGCTATTGAGATTCCCGCACGTTTGGGATATGCAGGTGGAAACCTTAAAGGACTTCACCGTGTTCTTGAAGAGATTGTTGACGCTGTTGAAAGCAGCAGCGGTTCTGTTGTTGGTTGTGACGCTACTATTAGTGAGTTGAATAAGCTCCATGATGTTGTTGCTGGAACTACGTCTGCATCTAAGGCACTTGTCGTAGGCGCGTCTAAAGAA